GCAGAGTTGATGAAGTCTGGGTTTACCTTTAGACCCGGTAGTCGTGTAGAAATCTTATGCCACGACATTGTACCTATTGTGTCCCTGACAAATGAAGAAAAAAGCAACTGAGGACCAGTTTAACGAACTCCACAATCTCGTTACTTCTGAGTTTCTCTCTCGCATCAAATCTGGTGAAGCTACCACACAAGACCTTAAGGCTGCGTGTGACTGGTTAGCCAAGAATGATATCAGTGGTATTGCATATGATGGCAATCCGCTAGACAAACTGGCAACTGTTATGCCAAAGATTGATCCTGAAATGGTACAGAAGAGGTTGTATGGTTCGAAGCACTTCTGATTACTATAAACAAAACCCAGATGCCAGAAAACGGCGAAATCAACAGCAAGGTGCGTACAATAAGACCAAAAAAGGTCTGCAAATCCGTACAGCTGCAAACAAACTAAATCGTAAACTTGGTACTTATGGAAATGGTGACGGCAAAGATGCTTCGCACACTGGACCTAACTCTGGTAAAACAGAGTCTAAAGGTGCAAACCGTCGTCGTCCGAGAACTGGTACTAAATACGCATGACCCCGCTTCTGCCAAGTCCTGAACATTACCTGCAAAATCTAATAACCATGACCAGCCCTGAAGCGAAACGGATGTGGCGACAAGCCATTAAGGAACACTTCAACTGTAAATGCGTCTATTGTGGAAACTCCTATGAATTACATGAGCTTACTCTTGATCACGTTGTACCTCGTTTTTATGGAGGACAAACTACTACAAGAAATTTGGTTCCATCCTGCAGGAAATGTAATCAAAACAAAGGTACGAGTAACTGGCTCAATTGGATGAGGCAGACATTTGGCATTACGCCAAGAGAAGATTTAATTTTATCTCACATTAAATAATGGCACGTAAAAAACGCGACCCTCAACTGGGTATGAGTCTCCGCGAAAGGACTCAAGAAAGAGCACGTCAAGCACGTATGAAAGCTGCTGAACGGCGTAAAGCTGCTGCACAAAAAGTTGAAGCAGCTCGCAAAGCAGAAACAGCAAACAAACCATCTACTAGCAAATCGCCTAGTTTTGGTCAGCAAGCAGCTTCATCAATAACTGGTGGGCAGTCGTTTAAAACTGTATCTGAAAAAACTAAAAAGGCTCAAGCAGCTGTAAAACCCCAGCCCAAGCCTCAACCGGCTGCAACTGCGTCTAAGCCTAAGCCTAAACCTGCTCAACCCGCAGCATCTAAGCCTAAGCCTGCTCAACCTGCAGCGTCTAAGCCCAAACCAACTAAAACAACTAAACCGAACCCTAACGAAAACCCTGATCGGGTAAATAAAACCCTTTCAAATGGTTCTCCTAATCCACGTCACCCAATGTACGATGGTGCCGCCGGTTTCCAGCGGTATAACCGAGATCGTGCTGAATGGGAAAGGAAACAGAAAACATCTGCGCGACGTGTTAACCGTCGTGGACGGGTTATTAGCCAATAGTATTTATGACTAAAGCTCAGTGGATACAAGCAGCTAATAAACTGCTTAAAGATAACCCTAATATGTCCTACCAGCAGGTACAACAACAGCTTGCTGACCAAGGATTTAATCGCCCTACTGGTATTACTACAAAAGGTAATCGCCGGTTTGGACCTAAGGCTGAACGTACTCGTGGCCAAAATCTTCGTAGGGCACAACAGGAAAAAACATCTACTGAAGCCGCTAGTCAACATCAAAAAACACTTGTTGATGAGCGCCGAGAACAAACAGGAATTGCTGATTTTGCTGGTTTGCCTCGGCCTCACCGAGAACATCCTTACAACCAAGATGTAGCCACAGGTCTTACTGAAGGAGCACCTGGAGATTATGTTTTAAATATTCCTGAAGATATGGCTACCGCCAAAACTTCTCTTGAAACAACAATCAGAAATAAGTATGGCGGTCGATATGCAGTAGGCATCGGGGTTAACGGATTACGTGTTATTCCAAAAAAATTTTGGGATGAACGGGTTAACCCTGATGACCTTCCAGGTATTGATGTTGATGAACGACATTCTCTTAAAGACCAAATATCGGTTTTAAAGAGTATTAGTAGACAACCTGTTGATACTAATATTGGTGGTTTCGCACAGCAAACACCGCTTCCACAGACTACAGCCGGTGGAACGCAGTATAAACCAGACTCATTAGGTGGGATACGTTTAGATGTACCTACACCTAAAGTTACACCACCCCAACAAAAAGAAGACCTATCGCAACCTCAACTAACGTTTGACACTACGCCTAAACCTGTTAATCCAATACAGATTATGACTGGTCTAGGAGCGGCTGCATTGACGTTTGTAGGAAGCAGTTTAGGTATTAACGTTAATGAACTATGAGTAACGTACTAGAAGCCCTACAGGGCGACTTTAAAGTATTTCTACAAGCCCTGTGGTCGCAGCTAGATCTACCCGAACCGACCAGAGCACAATATGCTATTGCAGATTACCTACAATACGGTCCTAAACGTCTACAGATCCAGGCTTTCCGAGGAGTTGGTAAGTCTTGGATTACTGGTGCTTTTGTGCTCTGGACTTTATTTAACAACCCTGAAAAGAAAATCATGATTATCTCTGCGTCTAAAGAACGTGCAGATAACATGTCTATCTTCTTGCAAAAACTTATCATTGAAACGCCATGGCTTACTCATCTAAGACCTAAGTCGGATGACGCCCGTTGGAGCCGGATTAGCTTCGACGTTAACTGCTCTCCGTCCCAGGCTCCGTCGGTTAAATCCGTCGGTATCACCGGTCAGCTGACTGGTAGCCGTGCCGACCTGATGATTCTAGACGACGTTGAAGTTCCTGGTAACTCAATGACAGAAATGATGCGTGAGAAGTTGCTTCAACTTTGTACAGAGGCTGAATCAATTCTTACGCCTAAAGAGGATAGCCGAATTATGTATCTCGGTACACCTCAGACAACCTTTACTATCTATCGTAAACTTGCAGAACGTAACTACCGCCCCTTTGTATGGCCTGCTCGTGTTCCTCGCAAACTGGCTAACTACGAAGGGCTCATAGCACCTCAGCTTCAGGAAGACATCGACATGGGTGCCGATCCGTGGAGCGTAACCGACCCGGATAGATTTGACCATGAAGACCTTATTGAACGTGAAGCGTCTATGGGACGCAGCAACTTCATGTTGCAGTTCATGCTTGACACGTCCCTTAGCGACGCTGAAAAGTTCCCACTTAAGATGGCTGATCTTGTCGTCACCAGTGTTAACCCTCAGTCCGCTCCTGATAGCATCATCTGGTGCTCAGATCCTAGAAACGTCATCAAAGAACTCCCCACTGTTGGGTTACCTGGAGACTATTTCTACTCTCCAATGCAGCTCCAAGGTGAGTGGGGTTCTTACGCCGAAACAATCTGCTCAGTTGACCCGTCGGGTCGTGGTACAGATGAAACGGCAGCAGCTTATATCTCCCAACGAAACGGTTATTTGTACCTGCACGAAATGCGAGCTTATCGAGACGGATACTCAGACAATACGCTTCTGGACATTCTAAGAGGATGTAAGAAGTTTGGTGTTACTAAATTAGTTGTTGAAACTAACTTTGGTGACGGTATTGTGGCAGAACTGTTTAAGAAACACTTGCAACAAACTAAGCAAGGTATTGATGTAGAAGAAGTACGCGCAAATGTCCGAAAAGAAGACCGCATTATTGATACCCTTGAGCCTGTCCTTAATCAACACCGCCTTATTGTTGATCGTTCTGTCATCGACTGGGACTACAACTCAAATAAAGACGACGCTCCAGAAAAACGCCTCCTTTATATGCTCTTCTATCAGATGAGCCGGATGTGCCGTGAAAAAGGCGCAGTTAGGCACGATGACCGCCTAGACGCGCTGGCACAAGGCGTTAAATACTTTACAGATGCAATGGGTATCTCCGCTATGGAGGTTATCAAAGAACGCAAACGTGAAGAGTGGGTAGATATGCTACAGGCATTTATTGACGACCCACAATCTGAAACTAACCACATGGTTTTAGGTATGTCTTTAGACCAAAAACGTAAAGCTAGAGGTAATTCTAAAAACGGGATCCCTACTTGGATTTAGGCAATCCCACGTGTATACAGGAGGAAGGGTGGACCTCCTGTGAGTGGGGAGACGTAAAACTCTCCCCCTTTACTACAGAAACAAGACGACCAATTCTACTGGTTCTTATTACTGTTAATCCACCAACTGAATCAAAAGACGCTTTTACTACTGTATGTCCACCTCCCACCACACCGTACAGCTGGTTCACCACACTTCTAAAGGTGATGAGTTAGTAGCTTATATGGCAAGGGTATCTAACCCAAGCAATCAGAACAACACTGAGACCAGTGCTAAACTTATAAGCTACCTTATTAAACACCAACATTGGTCACCGTTTGAGATGGTAAACATGTGTGTAGAAATTGAAACTACACGCAGCATCGCAGCTCAAATACTGCGTCACAGATCGTTCTCTTTTCAAGAGTTTAGCCAGCGTTATGCCGACGCTACACAGCTTGGTACCGGCGTTATACCGGAACTACGTCTGCAAGACACCAAGAACCGTCAGAATAGCATTGAGGTAAGAGAAGAAGACCTGTTTCTTAAAGACCGCATACGCTACCTGTACAAACACTCTCAGCAAGTCTATGAAGCACTGCTTGAAGCCGGTGTGGCTAAAGAGTGTGCAAGAGACGTATTGCCGCTGTCTACACCTACACGCATGTACATGAACGGTACTCTTAGATCTTGGATTCATTACTGCCAGCTTCGCTGCGCTAACGGCACACAAAAAGAACATAAAGTAATAGCAGAACAAGCTAAACAACTTATAGCCATGTGTTATCCGCAGATATACGCTGCAATGTGGTCCCATGTGTAACCTTTTTCTTAATATGTGCATCGTTGGACTGGTTCAAACCGGTCCTTCGACGTATTTACTGCAAACACTGACAGATACCGGTGCTATTCGGTCTTTTACCGTACATGAAACTGATCCTTGTTATTCTTTTGGGAACGTTTGTAGCCGTCGAAACGGCTCATCTAAATTATCATTATCAAAACTGTCCTAAAACTGATAAATTTTGACTAAAATTTGTGAAGCCTATTAACGACCCTGCAGGGGCGCAGCAACCCCCAGAGGGGGTCCAGTGTTCGAACGGTAACATACCGCCCCCAACCGGCTTTAAGC